CTCCTGCCATGTGGACGGCACCACCAGCTCCAAGCGCTTGGAGATTAAGAAACTGATTGCTTCCCTAAAGGAGGTGAATCCCTTTATCGAGAAAAATATCTTCCGCTCCACGGAAAATGTGTCCATCAATACCATCTTGGGCCTAAAAACCGACGGAGAGAAGCATTCCTTCTTAGAGTGGTATGATAAGGGCTTTGAATTTCCAAATACTAAAATTGAAATATAAAAATATATTGCTTTTTAATATAATATAGACCTGAATAGGGGTAGTCTCACATTCCCCCTTTCAGGTCTATACTGTATTCTTAAAGAGCATTGCTCGTATAGCATACATTATATAGATTAAACATGGAAACTTTTACAGCTCTACCTCTATTTGCGTTTTATCAAATCCGCTAAATACAGCTCCTCTTTTTTATGAGAAGATTTTATCCTTTTGTATTCAAGAATAGCCTGTACCAAAATATCCACTCTATCACCAAAATAATCTTTATAAAATTTCGTACTGTTATCGTACTTTTTCCTGCCTAAGCTTATATGCATTTTAGCAAAATCTTTAGGTTTTACTGTGGATTTATTCTTCTCAAACTCAGCGACTTTATCTTCTGCAATTAGAAACAACATTTCTAATTCCGGTTTAGTACAATACTTCTCAATTCCTATAATCTTGCCTTTGTAGTCTTCCGGTATCTTTAGCCTTTCCTTTTGTGCATCTCCTATCCGCATAATTAATACATCATTGCCGGGATAAATGTTTAGTTCTGTCCGAACCTGCCCATTACCGGTAATTTGTCTTGCATGATAGGGAGTCAAGCCCAATAATTCATCCTCTCCAAAGATTAAGCGATTATTTGCCAAGAGGATACGAACAATTTCCAGTTCATTTGCCCCTTCGCACATGATTAATCTTTTCATTCCTTTAGCTTCCTCTTTAGGCTCATCAGCTCTTCATAATTTACAGCAGTTTGAAAAGCATTGTTATAATACTGCTTGCTTTTCAGAAGTTCAGTCCTGATTTGATAGTCTTCATACATATTAGAGAGGGATACATGCTTTCCTGACTTACAAATCCATATGTTATCCTGCCGTCCCATCTGATCCAAAACCTCACAATAGTGAGTAGTAAAGATTAAAGAAGCATTCTTCTTATTGACCGATTTATCCTTATACAAACTGATCATATTTTCCACAAGAGTTTTATGAAAATGATTTTCTACCTCATCAACCAAAAGATCAAAACCTTCTTTTAAAGAAGCAACCATTAAGGTATACAGTAGTAATCCCTTTGTTGTACCGCTAGACAAGATATAAATCAACTGGCTATCAGAAAGATACTTCTCTTCCCCGTTAAAAACCAATCTGTAATTATGTTCGTCCAAGCTTTGTAAATGTTCAATATTGTCATCAAAAATACGCATAATGTTTTCCAAAACCAAAGTATCTATGCTGTAATTTTTTAAGGCTTTGAAAATCATACGATAAGTCTCTGCTCCATTTCCAAAACTTTCGAAATAAATAGCTCTTGTACTTTTTTTCTCTAAGACAAAAAATACTTTGGATATATCCTCCGGCAATGTTCCATACTCATCCATTTTCTCGAAAGAACTATCTTCATACAGTTCATGAATACGACTTTTATAATATTTTTTTCTATACAGCTTTTCCTCTTTAAAAATTGCCTGATTACTGAGAGATATGTCCGTAGACAATAAACACTCATACTTATAAATAAAGCCTGCATGATAAAAGACTATCTCCAATTCTACACCGTCATAGTCATAGTGTTTATCTTCTAAGCGAAAGTCTCCCAAAATAGAATAGCAAGCATCCAAAAGCTCCAATGCAGAGGTTTTTCCGGAAGCATTTTTTCCAATAAATGCCATCGTATTATAAACATATAAATCAGGCGCAATCTCCTGCAGTTCATACTCTTTATCTTCTGCAGTCTTCCTCGATTTAGCCACCAAATCAATAGTATATCCTTCTATACAGTTTTTAAAATTTTTGGCTTTTACATAAAGTAATTTCATTCTGCACACCTCCTTCGTATTATATAGTCATACCCATTCTTTACCTGTTCTAAGGTATAGGGTATGCTGTTGAAGATGCTGTGGATTGGTCATCACCTCCTACCGCATAGACGGTTACGGAAAGGCTCCAACCACAGCCTCTTTGTCAAAATGTTAATCAGTTAGATACCGCATGACGGTTTATGTAGAACGAGGTTACATCGGCAGAGAGCCCTGTGGATCCAATACAGCGTCAAATACTTTTAAGGAGGATCATGTGTATGATCTATGTTGGTATCGATGTTGCAAAGGATAAACATGATTGCTGCATCCTAGAATCGGAAGCCGATAAACTCTATCCGGTATTCACTATCCCGAATAACAAAGCAGGTTTTGATGAGTTGTATGAGAAGATATTCACTGTGACTGATGATAAGACCAAAATAAAAGTAGGTCTTGAAGCTACCGGTCACTACTCACTCAATCTTCTCGGATCGCTCATTGATAAAGGTCTACCCACCTGTGTTATCAACCCGTTACATACAAATCTTTACAGAAAAGGTCTAAGCCTTAGAAAGACAAAAACGGATAAAGTCGACGCCCGTTCGATTGCTATGATGTTAATGACTAATAAAACTCTCAAGCCCTACTCAGACACATCATATCATAGCGAAGAACTTAAGTCATTAACTCGTTATCGTTTCGACAAGGTTCAGGAACGAGCAAAACTCAAATCTTCCGTAGCTCGTCTTGTAAACATCCTTTTTCCGGAACTGGAAAAACTCGTTCCCAGCCTTCATATGGCTTCGATGTATGCCTTGCTGTCCAAACTCCCCGGAGCCTCTTACATTACCGAATGTCATCTTACCCATCTCAAAAATCTCCTAGAAACAGCCTCTAAAGGCCATTACGGACGAGATATGGCGATTACTTTAAGAAACACCGCCAGAGACTCTATCGGCTCTGTGATACCAGCAAAATCAATGGAACTGAAGCACACCATCCATTTAATTGAGGTGATGACGGAAGAGATTGATGAAATTGAAGATTCCATCAAATCCATCATGGACACTTGTAACTCTCCGATTATGACAATCCCCGGGATTAGCTATCGTATGGGAGCTATGATCCTTGCAGAGATTGGTGACTTCACTCGATTCAACTACGCTGATCAGATACTGGCATTTGCAGGATTGTCACCTTCTACCTACCAGTCAGGTCAACTGGATTCTAGCTATTCTCATATGGAGAAACGAGGTTCTCGTTATCTAAGATATGCTTTGTTCAATGCCGCGAAATTTGTCTGCAAGTGGGATGAGAATTTCGGAGCTTACCTCTCAAAGAAGATAGGTGAAGGCAAGCACTATAATGTTGCTATCGGTCATGCAACGAAAAAACTGGTACGTACCATATACCAAATGGAACTTACAGGCGAAGCCTACCGAAGATAATTCATTAACTTCACATCCTTTTCTGAGAGCACCTATTTAGATGCTCTATTTGTCATGCGATTTTCAAGGTACTGATTGAGGCTTAAACCTGCCTCCGGGCTATCTAAAACATCTGATGATGCCTTATTCAAAAAATCTTATTTTCCAATTGACTTTTAATAGTTAGTCTTTCATAAATCACATCGATCCAGATAACGAATTCATAGACTCCGCTATCATCAGTTCCTACGTCTTGTGGTTCCGGTACTGCCAAGGATAGGTAGCGAACCACGGTATCACCTATCTGAAATGCTTTGTCTTTTGTCTGTAAAAATTGAAAAAGCTTTATGGCTGCGTCTTCCGTTTCCACAAAGCTTTTATTCCAATGGATTAACAAGGATAATGGAGAAATGCCGTAGCTTGTATGCTCTAAGCCTCCTAAGGCCTTGATAGGCGTACCGCTGGACTTCCTGTGATAGATTCCAAGGGATTTCTCCTTCTTGTTATCCAGTTTTCCAATATAAACCTGCTTAAAAAGGTCGCTTTCCTTAATCAGCTGCTGAATTACTTTCAGCGGTAGCACTAAACATCACCTCTCTCCTTGTAAAACTTCATGAAGGCATTCTTTGCGAAGTCTTCCTTCTCTCCGCCCTTCTCCCAATCCTCGAACCATTGCCCTTTAGCATTGGGATTTTCGGATGTATCGAAGTTAAATTCCGGATGATAGTAAAGCCTTCTTGCGTATGGTGTGGAGTGCACAAGCCTCACAACTCCATTATCCGCATCAGAATCGTCTACAAAAGCAGATTCATTCTGCAGATTACCGGTTTTAAAGGGTACTACTTGGCTTTGCACTACATCACTATGCACTGCCTCTCCCGTCATGGCAAGGGCAGTTACTGCCGCCTTAGAAAGCTGTTGTATCCTCGGAAAGTTCATTTTTACCGTGCTTTTAGCCTTCATTATTTCACCTCCAGCTTGCAATAATTCACTGTCCCGTCAGGATTCCTTGCTTTCATACCGTGAATGATTTCCCTTTCTTCGGAGAAGACCGTTACAGTTCCTCCGGATAGGCTGGGGAAGCTCTCTGCAATGTCTCCCGGGAAGTATGCCGTTCCGGTACACTCCACAAGCTTCTTTTCTTCTGTAAAAATGGTTTTTACACTGTCTTGGAAGTTGCAAAGAAGGCTTAAATCAAGAGAGCGTTCAGGCTCTCCGTCTTCCGTTATCCCTTCACCGGTTAAATGCACCTCGATAGGAACCTTACAGAGGCTTTTGGGAACTAAACAAGGATACTTCATACTTCCTCCTATATCGCCTTACAGCACAGCCCTGTTTGGCAGAGCAAAGCGTAAAGGGAGCGACTGATTGTCACCCCCTTTTCTACCATTACCTTCTCACTGGAAGATAACTTCACGCTTGCCCCATTAAGGCTATACTCGCTTAGCGGCGATTCTAAAAATTCCGCGTTATCGTGTTTGAAAAGGGCGAGCTCTCCAGCTACCTCTTCGATAATCTCTTTTTGAAAGTCAGTGAGATGCCCAAACCCAATTCCACGAATGCGGTTATAGCTTAAAGTATCAATGTCCCTACTTGCCCTGTTTAAAAGTTCGTCTATCTTGTCCTCCGGAACTTGTGTGCCGTACCTCTCAATAAACTTCGTTTTATCCAGGTAAGGAATCATCTTAGTTACCTCCGTCCTCTGCGACTACTGCCTCCTCGTCCTTATTCTTCCCTTTTCCCTTTCCTTGGGACTGGACTTTCTGCAGTTCTGCTTCAAGGGCTTCCAGCTTATTTTGAAGCGCTGCATACTCATCATAGGACACAGTCTTACCGGGAGCCGCTTCTAAAAGTTCTCCGTCATCGCCGTAAATATCAAATCCCTGCGTAAGGTAAAACCCCTTCTGAGAATCATCGATGAAGTATTCCTTATTTTCTTTTACTGCTCTCACGCTCTACCTCCTTAGTGCTTAGTTACGTGTGCTGCACAGCCTGCAACCCTTCTCTCAATCATGAAGAGATCCCAGTAGTTTCGATTCTGATACAGATATCCGTCTGCGGTTCTGGAATCAGTTCCCGGAGTGAAAAGAGAAATGTATGCGTACTTGTCTCTTGCTACTACGCAGGAAGGATGTACCAGAATAAAGTTAATCTGATCCGCATCGGCAGCGGCTACGCATCCGTTAGTGAAGTTGTACTTGGTCTTCATACGTCCGGAAGGAACCATCTTAACCGTTACCTCATCCAAGCTATGAATGCTTCTGTCTACAGCATTGGAGCTGTTTACAGTGATCATTCGCTGGATGCCGTCCGCTTCCTTTAACAGCTTGTTTACGGTCGGCGTAACATAGAGGATTCTTCCTTCTACAGGCACTCCCGCATCGTCCATCTTGGACATTTCCTCATCGAAGACAGCCAGGATATTCTGTGCAGTAAGAACGGTGGTGCTGTCGATTCGTCCGTGGAAGGTAGTAAGCTCTGTATGAAGCTTAGAGAAGTTGTAGCAGTCCTTCTCAGGGATTGCCTGCTCTGTCTCAAAAGTATTCTGGATATTTGCAACGGACAAAGCAAGGTTTGTCTCATCGATATCCATAGGATCCACGAAGAACTCGATATCTCTATCGTGGGCAAGCTTCTTAGGCTCCCAGTCATTAGAGATAGTGCCGGCATTGAAGCCTGCGGTTCTTGTGTGGTCCTTATAGCCGGACAAGGTAAGGCGAGGAAGCTTGATGGTCTGCGCATTAAGGAAGGTAATCTGCGGATTACTGTGCAGTAATGCATCAGAGCAAAGCTCCTTCTCATACTTCTGTGCCAAAAACTGTGTAAACTGTTCTGCGTACTGATATACTGCCATAATTAAATTTCCTTTCTCCTATTTAGGATTAACTTAGTCCGAAGGCTTTCTTTAGCGCCTCCGATTCATTCTCATTTTTGCTACCGCCGTTTGCACCTACGACTTGGAACCCTGTAGCCTTGGTATTAGAAGCCTTAAGCTGTGGGATATCCTCCAGCACCTTATTCAATGCCTTCTTAACATCCTCTTCCTTAAGTTCCTTTCCGTCTAAAGCAGTAAAATCTGCCATCTTTAGAACGTAGGGAATCGTTTTAGCATCAAGCCCTAAGCTTACCGCTTGCATAGTAGCAAACTGTTCAAGCTTTGCCCTCTTAGCCTCTTCCTGTGCAGCAGTAAGACCGCTTTGGAGTGTAGCTAAGTCAGGCGTGTTCTTTGCCTTTTCCTCTTTAAAGGTATTAATTGCCTTTTCTACCTCTTCCTGTGTAAGGCCTTGCTGTTTGAAATAGCCTTTCATGGCCGATTCCTCTGCCGCCTTAGTTCTTCCCTCAATAATCTGCGCAAGCTTGTCATAATCAATCCCCGGCATACCCTGTCCGTTCTGATTCTGTGACATTCCCTGCTGATTATTAGGCTGCTGTGTTCCTTGTTGGGTTTCTTGACCCTGTGCATTGTTTTCCATATTCTCCTCCAGTTTTATGTGTGTCTCACAATATAGTTTCCCTGTTTTTACAAGGTGTCTCCTCGTAGTTTTACGCCTTCGGGCAATATAAAAAGCACTGTCCATAGGGCGGTGCTTTAAAGCATGATATGATGAAAGAAAAAAAAAGGAGAAAATGCATGATAGATTCTACTTCTAAGAAGGTGCTTCACTACCTCTACAATCTTCCCGATTTTACTTTCGATGTAAATAAACGAATGAATCCCCCGGACTTTATAAGCTGGGGTTCTTTCTTAGCCTGCCTTGAGTATCTTGAGCAGGAAGGCTATATCCGTATCAGCCGAATAGGTGAAAACCAAGCCTTTCTTTCGGCAGTCCTCACCCATAAAGGACGGCACTTTAGAGCATTCAATTCCATAGCGCTCAAAAGATACTTACTGGACAAATGGATTGACTTAATCGCCCTAATTATCTCTATAATTGCCCTTTTGGGCGCCTATCGCCATGAAATCAGTGGGTTACTACGCCTATTAATGCCAGGATAGACAGGATAAATGCCAGCTTGGAGAACCAAGAAAAATCTCCCCAGCTGTACCATAACTTTTCTTTCTTCATAGCTACCTCCTATTTTACGATGTGGATAACCTCTTTCAGCATTTCTCCGGCTTTCTTCATGAGGCTGTTCTCTTCCAAATATTCCAAGCCCTTAAGTGTAATCTCAGGCCGCACAAGCTTAACTTTTGGATAGCTTACATCGAAGGACTCCCAAACTTCCCCGCCGGTAATGTACCCTTCTTTTAGAAGCATGGCCATAAGCCTCGACCACATCGGAAGGCTGATTCCCAGCTCCTCCGGAGAAAGCAGCTTACTGTCCCATTCTTCCAAGTCCATAGCCTTATGTAGGATAGATAGAATCCTGTAAATCTGTTTGAATTGCTCCATAATCGCTCCTTTTTAGGCAACAAAATACCACCGAAGACCGGTGGTAGATTAGTTTTCCTTTATGATGCCTTTCTTTTTGAGCTCTTCAACTTCTTCCTTGGTGAGAATATGAACCCCAATTTTCTCTTCTTGCCAAGATTTATACCTTTCAGCAAGAAGCCTTTTATACTCCTTATTCGTCATGTTGCCACCTCCAATTCAATAGAGACCGTATTTGTGTGCTATTTCGTCACGGCCTTCTCTCAATTTCTCTCTTAGCTCCGGTGGAATCACTATTTTCTTTGACTCCTCAGCGCTTGGCATCTTACTGTCATCCGCGAGATCAATCAGTTCTCCATTGATTTCCTTTAACATGGCTTCTACCTCTCTAGAAAATTTAAATGCATCGATTTTTGTAATTCCTCGATTACAGCTTTTGATGTTTCCTCTTCAATCGCTGCATCCGAATATCCTATCATCTCTCTTTTAGTTTTATTGTACATGTCCTGAATATATTCGTCAATATTCTCCATAGGCTTTAGTTTTTCAATTCTGTACACTGTGCCATCATGGCAGCTGATAGTGGAACCAATCTGCCATTCTCTGTCAAAAAGCTTTTTTATGTCATCCCTAGACGGAAACGAACTATTCGGATGGTTGTGAAGAACCTCGAAGGGAATCTTCCAACTGTTTAATTTCTCTTCTTCAGTCACAGAAAAACCGCAGGAATGCTCGCATATATTAACCGCAGATGCGTTTTTAACAAGCCGCTTTCCTGTTCTAGCGTCTATCGCCACGATTTCCTCATAGAATGTATTGTTTCTTGATTCCAAGATTTCCATAGCTTCCTTGTATATTGATTCACTCACCACTTTATTCTTTCCCAGCCCTTCAAATTTATCGTGGTACTTCTTCGTGTTTACCAGTTCAAGATTGACGTGCCCCATATCGCGAACGCCATCGTCTTTGATGTGTGCGAGTTCCTTTTCGCCGTCCATAACGCTTGACAGGGCTTTCCACTGCTTCGCTTTCCGTGCGTACTGATTCTTATTCTCCGGATCCAGCGAGAACTTGGACAGTCTTTCAAACTTCGATACTTGATGTTCAATCCGCTTTTCCTTTTGCTCTCGGTTATAGTCTTCTGCTACCTCCTCAAGCTCTTCTTTAGTCCACTTCTCCTCTCCGGCATGAAGTTCCGGGAAGTAGGTGGTGTGACTGTCTTTACAGTTCGGATGGTAAAGCCCCGCCCCTATCGCGCCGGATAGAAGCGGATAGTCGCCATCTTTTTTGTTTCCTCCCGACCAAACATCGTCTATAAAGACTTTTCCAACAAAGGGCGCGCACTTCGGGCAAGGATTGCCTCTCTTTGCCAGTATTACCGTAGTAATGCCCCACTTCCTTCTTTTCTCCCCTTCTCCGCTAAGATAGGCTCTCTTATTTGCAGTCCTCACCGCCATTCTTGCATAGTTTGGAAGCGTATGCCTGGCACCGTTCTTATACTCAACGCAATTAAGGCCGCTGGACAGCATACTTTTAGTCGCCATATCTACTGCTTGCTCGTAAGTACCGGCGCCACTGTTTGCATAAACCTGCGCATTAAAAATGGCCTTACGATACTGATCGTCGGCCATTCGGAGTATTGCTGTTTCTGCTTTTGTCATGTCGGCTTTGGTCGCCTTGATTAAGGCCTCAAGCTTTTCCTTGTTAAGCTGGAAGAATCTTCCAGTTAGGGGATTCATGGATTGCCTAAGCTTTGCACCTTTCTTGGCCGCACGAAGTGTCTTTCTTTCCTCATGCATTCCACCTGACTCATAGGATTTCCGGATAGCTTCTTCTATCTTTTCATTGATAGCTAAGAATCTTCCGGAATACTTCTCCTTATTATCCTGCCGGTATGCTCTAAGGCTTTTAAGCTGTTCGGCTTGCCACATGGTCCATTCTTTCTCTTCCTTGATCTCCTCAATGCGATGCCTTCCCATATTGCGAATCATGGAAGCAATGAGTTCTTCCTCGATTCTGTCGAGGGCTTCTCCGATGTCATACGCCATTCTGATACACCTTAAAGCCTTGCAAGCGGTAAGACCTGATTAGTTCTTTCAGTTTACCCTTACTCTTGCAATCATCCTTTCTAAGCTCTGCCATGCCGTCTTTTTCCAAAGCGTACACACCGAAGGGCACTTGCTCAGACGCCAGCTTAAGCATCTGCCTGTATTCCTCCGGGCTCATTTTGTAGCTGTGGTTTAATATTTGGACTACCATCTATTCCCTCCTCTACTGAAAAGTCCGGCTCCTCTACGCTGGTAACACCTTGCTCCTCTTTTAGCCTTGCAACTTCTTCCTTCTTCCAGTCATCGTCCTTGGTATCGCCGTAGAGCTCTTCAATCTGCGCCTCGATACTCATCATAGCTACCCCCGGTCTTGCCTTGGCGAGGGTCTCTACTTGACTCTCAAATGAGGGGGAAGCGTATTCCCCGAAGGGAATATTGACCTTGACTTCTTCAATGCTTTCTCCTCTTAGTACCTTCTCCGCATTGATACACTGCTGGATAAGCTTCGGTATTTGCTCTTGAATAGCCTTTACAATGCTTGCTCTGGTGTATAGTGTGGTCTTCTCCTTCTCCCTCTGAGCGGTCGCGTTGTCCAGCTTCTTCGTATCAATCCCCAAAGTGGAGGGGCTGATAATTCCTTGCAGGCAAAGGTCTAAGGCAGTGATGTAAGAAGCCATATAGCTGTCGTGAGGGATATTAGGCTGCGTTACAGTGATTGCATTCTTAGCACCCTCGGAGATATCGTCCGCTCCGGCAATGAAACGATTGTCGAAAGCGTTAGGCTTTAAAAGCATTCCGCTATTCGGGTCTCTAGGGATAAAGCTTTCAGGAACATAAGTCTTAGACCGTCCCGCCCTCAACGCGTCCATCCATTGACTCCATGCTTCGTCTAAGGCGTCGAAGGAATCCAGCTTTCCGTCAAAGATGGAAGAACCTCTTCCCTCATACTTTGCATTCTCATAAATCTTGAATGGTACGGCCATCATCAGGCTTTCGTCAAAGGTCCAGTCCTGCACCTCTTTCGGCAAAGGATATTCCTGCTCAGTCCTGTACAGCTTATGCCGGATATAGCCTCTACCGTAGTGCGCGTGCAGCACATCGCCCTTATCCCAAGGAATCTTGAAGATGACCTCTTTCAATCTGCCGTAGCGGTAAACGAACTCCACACGCTCTCCCGGTACCCATTCGATAATTGGATGCTCACTCTCTGCCGGATCCAGCACAATACGGAAAGCACCATCTCCGACTACAAGCGTGTCCTTTAAGCAGGTATCCATTAAAGCTTCAAAGTGGTTCTCGCTTTCGATTTCCTCCCAAAGGTTCTTCTGAATATCGCTGTCGAACTCGAAAGCATTCATATCCGGAAGGACTATGGAGCTAAGCATTTTTACGATTAGTCCGGGAAGTCCGGTATGGATTTTCCGAATCTCCATGCCCGCTGTAGGCTTTGCACCCCAAAACTTCTGTGCATCGTTTAGCATTCTGCACTGCTGATACAGCTGCTCTAACTCGTTTCCGTCAGCTCTGTACCATATACGGTTCCTAATGGCAGCAGTCTCAAAATCCAAGTAGCTTTGAATCGAAACATGATAGGGGCTTACAGGCTGAATCTGTAGCCAGTTCTGTAATCCTTTTTTAAACTTATCCGTCATACTCTTTATCCATCCCACTGTCTATCTCTCCAATCAGCTTTCTAAACGGTATCCAAGCATACTGTGTAGCGTTTATCGTGTGATCGTGTCCGTCCTCAGGAATATCTTTATCTTCTTCCCAAGAATAGCTGTTCAACTCTCTGATGTGCTCCGTGCAATCCTCGGATACTAAATACTTCCCTTCCGCAAGCCAGCCTAGCTGGAAGTTAATACGGTCAATGATACTTACTTTCTTGTAGCTGTTTACAAAGGTGTAAAGGCTTCCATGGTTACGCTTAAGCTTATTAAGCTCCGTAATGGTCGCCTGGTCTGCTGAATCAATGAACACGTCTCTCGCAAAGCCGTAGTCCTTTCTACAGGATTCCAGAAAGGCTATGAACTTTACAGCGGTGTCCGATGGTGCTAATGGCTCCTGCCTATCCCGGTTGTTGTATACACATTCTCTTAGCACTATGCAGCGCTTGTCCTTGGTAATGCCTATGAACATCATTGCTATAGTGTCTTCGGAATGAGAGGAGTAGGAAGTATCCAGTCCTGCGGTAAACTTCACGAAGGGATTAATACTATGCGGTATCTTCGCAATATCCTGTCTGCTAAGTACGTGAGTCTTCTCATTGAAGTTAGAGAAGACAAGGCCTGTTGAGCGACCGCGTAAACCCTCGATTTTATTTTTCCATATCTTCGTGCCTCTCGGCGTGTTCCTAAGAATCTGCTCCAGCTTCTCTTTAGGTAGTCCCAAATTATGGGAAAAAGAAAAGAACCAGTGCACCCAGCCGGGCTTCGGTTCTTTCACTAAGCAATCTCTTATTTCTTTCGGTGTTTCGCTTTCCCATTCAGGAAGAGGTCTCGCATGGTCCACATACTCGGAATAGACAGGAAGTGAAGGATCATCGGGATTCAAAGTTCCCATCATGTAATCGCAACGCATTGCCGCCTCGCGGATAAAGTCGATATCCGCCGTGTTTATCTCATCGATATAAAGGCATCCGTACTGACCTCCTAAGGCTTTCTTCCACTTCACCTTATCATCGTAGCCTAGAACATATATTGTCTTATCCCCTCCACTTGCATGGAAAAGGATATGAGGTATTTTGTCCTCACTGGTACCGTTACCGTTATACTCAACAAGCGCACCGAAGTCGTCTACAATGCCTAAGTCCTTGTTGATGATATTCTTTTCTGCTGTACCGGTATCCTTTGCCGCTATGATGTGGAGCTTCTTCTTACTGCTTGCGACCTTCAGCATGAACTTAAACAGTCCTACAGTCGTCTTTCCGGCTGAAGTGGTGTCAGCCCTCCAAAAATTCGACTGATGCGCCGCATCGTAAAAATGCTTTGTATTTATCCGAAAGCATTAACTGTTCTGAACTCATGGAGCTAATCACCCCCTCCCAACTGATCTAGTAGGCTGTCCAGCTTAGACTGCTCTGCTTCAAGTCCGGATACCTCAACTTTATCCTTGAATAATCCGAATCGCTTGCCGAGTAGTTCAGCAGCCCTCAGCCTTTCTTTTTCGTCCGGCGCCTTTTTGAACCGCCTAGCTTCGGAAACACCATCTCCAAGCCCCTCGACTACAACTATCTCTGCCGTAGAATCGCCACGCATTACGGAAGTAAGATATTCCATTACCTCTGTAGCTGTGGCCATGCGGTCGCTACTCATGTTTTCAAGAATCGGCTCGATTGCCTGTTTTATTTTAACATTCTTTAACAGCCGACAGGCCGCCGCTCCTGCCGTCTCGTCATTCTTTACCGTAGGATATGCAGCACGATAAGCCCTCGTGCCGTTCATATCAATCAGGTATTCTTCAATAAACTTTTTCTGCTTGTCTGTTAAATCGTCTTTGTTTTTCACTAAGGCTCATCCCCTTTCCAACAATATCCTTTAGTAACAAAAAGGGAGCCACCGTTAAGCGGCTCCAAGCTTCAAAAGGAGTTCCATGTTACATGGCAAATGGCAAGATGCGTTCCGACACCAAGTCCATTATTATTGTAAAACGAACTTTCCGAACAAAACGAACAATTTTCACATTTTTGCTATTTTTTCTCGAAAGACCTATCGTGGATTACGATTCTTACGTATTCCTCAGATACGTTTCCTATCTTCCTGGCTATCCAGCGCCAAGTTTTATCCTCTGTATAACGGCTCCGGATAACAAAGCGCAGTCTATCGTCCTCGATAGATTCTATCCAGCTTTCAGCTTTACGGATTTTTGCTTCAAGTTCTGAAAGTTTTTTAAGCCGCCTCTCGTAAAGCTCCTGATTGAATCCGTCAAGATGGACTACCTTCTTAAAGCCCTTCGAGTAGTCATGGCCGAAGTCATGGACAGTCTCTCCCAGCATGTTGGATATCTCCTTCTCCAGTATACCGATGTTTTGCTTCCAGCCTCGGTACTGCTTTAATTGTTCCTTTGTCATTCTTCTCCTCCCGCATCTAACTCCCATGCACTCTCGCCCTTATCTATAAAGGCTTGAACAATCTTTCTTACTGTCTTTGCCCCTATGCCGTCAATCCCAAGCAAGAACTCTTCCATTGTGTCCTTGTCAAATTCTAAGACAGATGGCATAGAATCCTGCCCATCTTGAAAGCCGCTCGCATAAACGGATGTCGCCCACTGGTTCATTTGATTAAAGCTGTACCGCTTCAAGGATTGATAGTTTCCAAAGTTTAAAGGCTTAAGCATAGGCTACTCCTTTCTTTATTTTTCTTGTTTGTCTTTCAATCTGTACCCAAGTCGTCTGTACTCCTCATACACAGGTTTCCATAACGCTTCACATTGTTTTCGCTCTGCCGGAAAGAATATTTCAAGTGTGTCGAGTTCATTCTGTAGCTTCAGAGCAAAGGGACAACCCTTGCACCCTGTCCGGGTAAAGTTGTAAGGCGGTTTATAAATGTCGCAGATTTTAATATTAAACTCCTTTATAAACCACTCTTCCCATTCTTCAGTCAAAGAAACCATTGGTTGGAAAACCCTTAGCTTTTTACCTTTAAATGATAAACATGTTGATCTTTCTCTTCGCCCACCCTCTGATCTCTTTATTCCCAATATGGCGTAGGGTTTTTTATTCTCTCTTCCCCACGCTTCTAGCGGTTTCTCTTTGAGATTCACACAGCATTTGTCAGAGATTTTTAACTTATAATGGTTGTCAAATTGCTGTTTTAGTTTTTTCGGGCAAGTGGACCGATCGCCCCACGTTATACCCTTTACATTTTCTCCGAGATAATGTTTGATACTGTCGCACATCCCTATTCGATTAAATCTTTCCAAGTAATGAGAATGGTGTTTAGATTTAAAAGGATACCCATGCTCCTCTAAGAATCTCTTTATCGAGACAGCTGGTTTAATCATTGTGATTCTGCTATCTATCTTTTGTATTTCAAGTACGAAATCCTTAATCATTTTCAGCTCTACCCCCGTGTCTGCAAATACTCTAGGAATTGCGTTTTCCGGAATCGCCATATCGACCAAAGCGGATAAAACAGTGCTATCCTTTCCACCAGAAAAGCTAATGTAAAAATTATCTTCTCCATACCGGTTTATAATTTGCCTTATCTTTTGCAGCCTGTCCTGCAATATAAATTCATTTGTCATGTTTTCAAGGGGAACTATAGTATTACGGCGCCAACCCTCCCCCTTTCTGTTATTCTATTATTCTTTTATCTCAATCATGTAACACGCTCCAATTTAACTTCTGCCCACAGTAGGGGCAAAAAGCGAACTCATTCTCATCACTTAAACAATTTCCGCATGATGGGCATTCAAATTTTTCCCATGGCGTAGGATATGGGCCTTTCAAATACACTATCTTTTGAGATTCTCTATACTTCAATTCTTCTCTTGTCATAGTTACCTCTTTCCAAGCCTTGCTTTTAAGGCTCTAAGTACATCCTCTTGATTCTGCCCCTTTTCACTCAGGGACTTTTTAATATCATGGTCTACCGTATCTGTGCAAAGCAGCTCATGCACGATAACCGGCTTTTCTTGCCCTTGCCTAAATAATCTTGCGTTCGCCTGCGCATACAGCTCATAGCTCCACGGGAGCGAGAACCAAATAATATGCCGTCCGCCGTACTGGAGATTGATTCCGTAAGCCGTGCTTGCAGGATGGGCAAGTAGTATATCAATCTTCCCCTTGTTCCAGTCTTCCTCATCCTTAGGGCTTGTAAACTCTCGAACTTCTAAGCTGGACTTCTCCAAAGCTTTCAGGATCCTATCCTTGTCATGCTTGAAATTATAAAAGACCAATGCGGATTCTCCATTTAACTCTTCCACAAGCTCCGTAAAACGCTCCAGCTTACAGTCATGAATATGATTCACTACTTTATCCTCATCGTAGATAGCACCGTTCGCACACTGGGAAAGCTTGTTGGTAAGCACTCCGGCAGATACCGCAGTTATCTCTGAATCATCGAGAGATAAAACCATGTTCTTTTCTAAATCCTGATAGGCCTTTAAGGCTTTCTTATCCAAGTCAACGGGTATCTCGTTATAGACGATAGAGGGAAGCTCCAGATAGTCTTTCGCTTTCAGGCTTATACAGATGTCAGAGATTTTCTTTGTGATAGCTTCCTTCGCTCCCGGCTTTAAAGTGTACCCAAACCCGGAATAGTCCTTTGTAAAATACCTGGTTCTATAGTGGGTTACATACTCCCCTAATCGTTCTCCTCTATCCAGCAAGTATATTTGGCTCCAAAGGTCTCCCATGCTTTTAGGATTCGGTGTTCCGGTAAGCGCTATTAAACGCTTCACAAAAGGCAGCGTTCTTTTTAAAGCTTTAAATCGCATAGCCTGAGGGTTCTTAAAGCTGGAGCTTTCATCAACCACTACCATATCGAAAAACCACTTCCTCCCGAGAGTCTGACAAAGCCAAGCCACATTGTCACGGTTCGTAATGTAAATATCTGCAGCTTGATTGATAGCAGCTATACGCTCTTTCGCAGATCCTAAGACCTTGGATATCTTTAAGTCCTTAGTATGCTCCCATTTTTTAGACTCCGTGGTCCAGGTGCTCTCTGCCACCTTCTTCGGAGCAATTACCAGAACCCTAAAGATATCCAGTCGGTCCTTTAGCTCCATAATAGCTGACAGGGTAATGATAGTCTTGCCAAGTCCCATGTCTAAGAAAAGGCCTACAGACTTGTCTTTAACGATGCGGTCTATGCACATGGTCTGATAGTCGTGTGGTTTGAACTCCATAAGCTTTCACCTCCTCTCATCTATACTCCGTTCCGGATAGGCAGTTATTTTGAAAGTCTTCTACAAACTTCCTAACCCCCTCCATGCCGTAGATTACATAAACTTCCTGCTTTAATGCTTTAAGCTTTTTTATTTGAATCTCCTGCAGAGAAGACAGCCTACCCTTTATGGTTTTCAGTTCGGCAAAAAATACCTTGCCCTCTTCCGTAATGAATAATCTGTCCGGAACACCCCTGCAATTTGGAGAAACGAATTTATACGATTCGCACCCAAGATTCCAAAGCATCCGCACCAACGCTTTTTCCACTTTCCTTTCCTGTTCTACCATTACACAAACCTTTCAAAAAATTTAGATGGTAACCATGGTAACCAACTTTTCGATTTTCCTAACATATATAGGAAAAGTAGAATGTATTTATTTTATCTATTAAATACATGCATATATAAGCTGTATTTAAGTATTTAAGTCTGTAAATTGCTTAGTTCTTCTTTAAATAAAATATTTTCTTTTTTAGTAAAATATTGGTTACCATTGTTACCAGTAGCCTATAAACCCAGTATTTAAGCCGTTTTTTAGACTTTATACTGGTAACCAACTAGCTAAAAACTGGTAACCATGGTAACCAACTTTTATATAGTTTATTATTTTTAACTTAATTGTTAAAAAATAGATGGTTACCAGTAGACCTAGTTGGTTACCAGCAAAATGCTATTTTTGACTACTTATCAGGTGGCCTATAGCATCTTTGTTTTCCATAATTCACATCCCTGACGGTGCTTTTTTTCCAGCCCTTCATCTGCTTAATTATCTTGTTATATCTATTTGATTCCTGCTTCTTTAGACTACTTATTTCCAGCCTGAGCATCTCGCAATGGACATTCTGCGCAGACAGATAGGGCATAGGCATAAGCGGCGAATCCTCCTTATCGGGTTCTCCTCTTTCCAACTTATCCAAGTACATTCGTCTGCCTAAAAGGTCCATTTCCAGCCAGTTGCTAGGAACCATAATCTCAGAAAATCTCTCTACTAAAGACTCATAAGGATCCTTTTCAGAATACTCCTCATGCATCTTCGCAAGGGTTTCTCTGCTTTCTTTGGAAAGAACCTGATACTCCAGTTCGTCATAGTTTCCCTCGCATAGACTCACACCGAAGCAAACCTCTGCCCATATCTGGTCAACTTCCTGCTCCGTAAGGTCTTTCCAAATATCCTTCTTTATCCTGTCCGCATCTACCGGAAGAGGATAAAATCTTCGGTTTCCGGTAGTATCTTTCAAAAACTCATCTTCATTACTGGTACCAAAGAAAACGCATTTTCTTGGGTGTTCCTTGCTCCGTCTAGCGTAAGACTCTCGATAGTTTGAGCTTCTTGTAGAAAGGAACTGCTTAATTTCCGTAGACTCCTGCCGATTCAAGGCTGTAAGCTCTGAAACCTCTACAATCCACTTTCCTGCAATCGTGTCCTCCGCTTCCTTACCGCTAAACTTCACTAAGGAATCGGTAAACCATTCCTTCCCCAGCTTCTTAAGAATCGTACTCTTTCCTATACCCTGCGCCCCTACCAGAATAAGCATATTGTCATACTTAGCACCGAACTTGAGAGCTCTTATAACACATGCCTCTAAGGTTTTCCTTGTGATTTCTCTTGTGTACTTGCAGTCCTCCGCTCCTAAATAGTCAATAAATAGCGTTTCTACCCGGCTCTTGTTGTCCCAGCTTAAGGCTTTCAAGTAATCTGCTACCACATTGATTCGGTGGTCCTTAAAGACCAGGGAGAGGGCTGCATTCGCCTTCTTCTCGTGGTGTATCTTGTAGAAAAGCTCCAAGTACCAAAACAAGCCGTTATCATCCTCATCAGTCCACTCATGATTGCCGCTTTTATCCCAGGGCACTGCCCCGCCGCAAAACTTCTTATCGGTAAAGGAGTCAGAGTAAATCTTTCCCTTTAGGTTATGATCGTTCTCCATAACCTTCTTGAAGTTATCAATAGTTGGAAGAACTCGCCCTTCTTCATTAACTAAAAGCTTATTCATCCACTCCGTATCTACTTCACCCTTAGCTACCTTTTCAATCTCCCCCTTAGAGTGCTCGCTGTCGTCCTCCTCAAAAGCTTTCTGCGCTTCTAAGATTCTCTCTTCATGTAAGCACTTCATAGCCTCGGAGTCTGACATAACGAGCTTCTCCATCTCTTTAAAAGAAGGTCTATTGCTCTCCAACATGGTGCTCCGGACGTTGTCGTCTAAATCCCCAAACTTGTGAATGCGTACTAAGTCAAAGGCATTCACAAGGATTCCGCTGCATGGATCCGTAGCGTGATGGGAATAAAGAAAAGTATCACTGTCATAGAGCACCGCTCCTCCGGTGGTAGAGCCGTCTGCATAAGTCCAGCGGTCTGCCTTATCGGTTGGGACATAAATCCCTTTAAGGAATTTCGATATGGCTGAAGGAATATCATAGGTCTTACAGAAAGCACCTATAAGACCGTTCTTCTCTAAGGGGTTCCCTTGCTTAGCAATGTGCTTCCGGATAAGAAGGTTTTCAGTCTTACAAGTTGGCCACTCTGACACATTTTGCCAGTCGTGGTACAGACCTAAGACTTCTTCCTTCTTAACCGGCTCTCCTGTAAAGACTTTGAATAGGTAGTCCGCGCCTTTACAGATGGAGGGGAAGTACATTAAGCGGTTTGCTTCAAAGGTAGTCGGGTCTGCATAGTCTATCCCTATCTGACTTGCCAGCATTCTGGCTAAGGGCTCGTACTCCTCAACGCTTGAAGGCTCCGCCAATGGAAAAAGGATTCTAAGCCTAGGCTTATCCTTTGTGTGCTTTCTGGTGCTGTAGAGTAAAGCAGCATAGCCAAGCTTCTCTACAGCCTCCAAAATACCGTCTAAGTCAGTTCCGGGGATATTATCAAGGTCAAGGGTAACAAGTTCCCGGCTTACGACATCTGTAGCCTTTCTTGTCGCGCCTTTCAGCGTTCCTCCTACGAAGCCGCCTACGTCCTTTAATTCGTCTTGCTTATCCTTTGGCAAGGCCATATATTCTGAAAAGCTTTCCGCCCCTTCCTTAGGAGTCGCGAATAAGGCGGTAAAATCATTCCAGCTGTATTCTTTTTCTTTCCACTGCTTAGACTTTCTGTTGTTCGCAATGGAGACTTTAATCTTTCTGATAGAACTGTCCACTGAAACCCGCCCCTTTCAAAATTAATCCTTTAGCCCATGGTATAGGCTCTGCCATAATGCTGCATAACTCTTCTACTGTTAAATCCATTCCGGCATCCACAATAACTTCATCGTGGACATGGAAAACGATTCTGTAGCCTTTGCTTGTTATCCTGTCCAGCGTTTCACAAAGGCAGTCCCTTGCTATGCCCTGGACAATGTTCTCTACCAACTTCCCTCCGAAGGTGCTGGACTCTTCCCACTTCTTCGTAGTTTGGTTTTGCGTGTAAAAATACAAAGACTCTCCTCCGAACTGGTTTAAGCCGATGTAAGGCTTACAGTAGAAAAGCTTCCGTTTACTCGGTAGTTCTATGGTTAAGAACCGTAAGCCATGCTTTAGATCCTGTTCCATACGGAATATAAGGCCGTTCACCTGTCTTGCCCTTCCGTCTCGAACAGTCCTTAGTGCATAACTTCCAACAGCAGACCATAAAGCCACAATCCTTTGGTTGGCCGCCCGCCATCTGGTTACGATTTCCGGAAGTTCCTCTTCTGAAAGCCCCATCTTTAAGGCGCCCATGGAGATCAGTGCGTTAGTTCCTCCCTGATAGCCCAGTGCCAATGTTGCAACCTTCCCTTTTTGACGGAGAGCATACTCCGGATTGCCTTTAGCGATCTTTTCAATAGGTACATGGAACATCTGAGAGGCTGTCGCTTCATAAATCTTTCCATGCGTCGCAAAAACTTCCTGCACCCATGTTTCCTTTGCAAGCCAGGCGATAACTCTTGCCTCGATTGCTGAGAAGTCCGCTA